AGAACTCGTGGTACTTGCGAAGCTCGTGGTACTTGCGAAGCTCGTGGTACTTGCGAAGCTCGTGGTACTTGCGAAGCTCGTGGTACTTGCGAAGCTCGTGAAGAATTTATTTTTGCAGTATTAGCCTTTCTAAGTAATACTGGAGCAACTGGAGCAATATTTACTGTTGTTTTAGGTCTTATACCAGGTCTTACATATCCTTCTCTAATACATAGTTCATCAACTGTTTGGATTTTATGCCGCTGATGCAGCGGATGCCGTGGATATTGTGTATATGCTCTTCTATTTGCGGTTTCAGGGCGAGGATGAAGTATTGCAGGTTGATGTTGTACTTCAAATGCGACTCTTGCGACTCTTTGGTTATTTCTGTGAATAGGATATTGATAAAGCGGTATATTTTGATATAGATGCTTTGTCTGCTTTAGCTGCTTTAGCCGATTATGTAGATGTGTCGGTTCAACCTTATTTTTACTGGAATTATTATTTGTTCTCTTTGTTTCAGCGAATTCAAGCGCTTTTTTTAACAAAAGATCCATTCTAATATTATACATATAATTATATAATTATATATATTATTATTATAGTATTATAATGAATAATAATGATGAACCATATATATTTCTATTAGATTTAGATGGAACTATAATAGGTGATTGTAGTTATCAATGCGATATTTATAATATACAAGAGATTATTAAAAAGAACATAATATTAAAAAATAATAATATCCAATTGGGAAATCTCGTAAAATACAAATCATTATGCGATAAGATGCTTGACAACTGCTATGATATGCAATCTAAATTGCTAAGACCTCACTTCACTACATTTATGACAGAGATGAAAAAGAAATTTCCAAATAGTTTTTTCTTTATTTATACGGCTTCAGAGAAAACCTGGGCAAATAAGGAGATATTAATTATAGAAAAGCAAAATAATATTAAGTTCAACCGACCTATATTCACGAGAGATAACTGCTTAAAAGATACATCAGGTAATATCAGAAAGTCTGTAAATAAAATAATGCCTCAGTTATTAAAATCAATAAAAATGCCAAAGACACATTCTATAGCTAATAATATAATAATTATAGATAATAACCCTACATTTGTAGATTACACTGATAATCTGCTAATTTGCCCTACATATGATTATCTAAAGTTTCATAATTTATGGGAGAACATTCCTCACGAATATGCTAAAATATCTGAGCTTAAGCATTTTGTTTCAAAATTAATCTCAAATAAAAAAATGTATATTAAGAATAACCCTTCAAATACTATGATATTAGAGAAATTACATAGATGGTTATATAGAAAATATAGAAAGATAAATAAGTACAATAATAAATATACTAACGATACATTTTGGCTAAATCTTGCGACTTTGATTAAACACCACAATATCACCACATTTAATAAGAAAAATATCAATATGCTGCATAAAAGTCTTTAATGAATAATGAATAATGAATGTAAAGAATAAATCAATATATAAATATATGTTTTTTAATATATATATCTGTCAAAATGATATATATAAGTTTTGACATTGGTATTAAAAATCTTGCATTGTGTATTTTAAAACAGACTGCTGAAGCCGCTGAAGCTGCTGAAGAGATACATATAATAGATTGGAGAATAATAGCATTGGCAGATAAAAAGAAGGATATCAAAGGGATTGATGATATAGCTGAGAGAATATATATAGAGCTTGATAATATAATTGGTTATTTAAAAGGAAAAGGAATTGACAGCATTGACTATGTGCTTATTGAGAACCAGCCATCAAACCTAAATGGGATAATGAAAACTATCCAATATATTATATACTGCTATTTCAGTCTTTTAAAATACTGGGATAAAATGATAGATAATGTTATTCTTGTGAATGCATCTCTCAAAACTAAAACACACGAATATAAACCTGATATACAAATCAAGATGGATGAAACAAAAAAAACTAAAAACTCTAAAGGGTTTCGTAGTGATAAATATAAAATGAACAAGCAAACCAGTATAGAGATATGCAAGCATTACATTAAAGATGACGAGAGCTTATGCGAGATTTTTGGCGATAACAAGAAGAAGGATGATTTATGCGATGCCTGTTTGCAAGCGGTCGCTTATATAAGGACGAATAATCCAGAAGCAGTAAGTAAAGGCGCTTATAATAAATTATCTTATGAGGATATTAGGGATGTACAGAATGTACAGAATGTACAGAATGTAGAACCAAAAATGAATAGTTTATTTTCATATACTATAAATAACCCTAATAATTTAGTAATTGTAGATTTTTGTGATGAATACAATGTAATACCATTTGGTCATAGATGTTCTTCGGCGCTTGCTTGCAAATATAGCAATCTTCGTAAATATTCGCTTCCATTTGATTGGGTGATACCATTGTATCCTAAAAAAATTAAAGAGATATTAGAAAATAATTTTGAGGATTTTATACCTGATGTACACCGAAATATATTTCATAATAAATATAATGTATCACTAAAGCATTTTAATTCCGATATAACTGCAGGTATTGAAGAATATAATAGGAGAATTGAAAGGTTTAACAAGGTTATTATTGAACCGAATATAAAATATTTTGTTTATATAAATGAAGATTATTTATACGAAGAAGCTTATCGTAATGATGATTTAAATGACGCTATTTTTAACGAAATGCTTGAATTAGAAAATTACTTAAGAGATAAATATACGGGTATTGAATATCGTATATTATATTTTAATTTCAAATGTCATAAAATACCAAGCAGCTCTAATATAGTTCAAGTATTACTAAATACTACTGCGATATTTGATAATAGGAAGACAGCGCCTTTTGAAGACTTTAGAGATTATTGCGGAAAAATATTAGCAGAATTATTCAAAACAACTTTAACCTTAAATAGATATAAGGAGGATATATTTAATAATTAGGAAAAGTATTATATGATAATTGTTTGAATTATTTTGTAATATACACACAAAATATTTTTTATATCATATTATATTAGAAAGATATACTATATGGCTGAAAGTTGTTCTGCTGCAAGTGTTGGAGGTGCTAAGAAACGCAAGCTAACACCCTATAACAAGTTTGTAAAGAAGATGTACAAGGAGCTTCACAAGAAATTCCCTAATGATAGCGCACCAGAAATTATGAAAAAAATTGGTGTGGAATGGAGAAAAACTAAAAAGTAAATAAAAAGTAAATTTTTTTATTCTAATATTATACAGTGAATGCACGCGCTGTAGCAGAAAATAATCTTTGCTTTCTTGTAGCCGTAGCAGCCGTAGCAGCCGTAGCAGCCGTTGCAGCTGCGGCAGCCGTTGTAGATTTAGTTAATTTTTGTATATGACACCCATTTTTTGTAGTTTCATTTATAGCTTCTTTTACATATTCATTAAGTTTCATTATTAATTCCTTGCGTATTTTTGGTTCTAATACAAACCTTTTATTAAATTCAAAATTAAACGGGCTTTTCTTTGAAGAAAATTTAGAGGCTTGTTTATATACAAAGCTGCCACCGCCTTCCATTTCCTCACCCGAAGAGTCTTCTGGTGGGATACCTGTAGTTTTAAATTCTTCTTCCCATAATGTTTCATAAATATCGTAATTCTCTTCTAAAATACAATTTAACTTTTTCCATTTTGCGAGAGCTTTAGTTCCTACAATTTTTACCCTAACTCTTACTAATTTTACTTTGCCTTCTACTAATTTTGCTTTCATTTCTTCTACTATTTCTTCTTGTCCTGCTAATCTTTCTCTAAACGCTTCAATATCTACACCTTTTTCCCACCAAGCAAACCCTAATAACTCCTTAGTTCGTTTGATCCACCATTCAGGCGGCGGTTTGTTCCATCTGCTTGGATCTATATAATCTTTTCTTAAAGAACACGCGCCTTCGCCATTCTTTGGTAATAAAAAGTCAGGGATATATTTCCAATCATCTCTACATATATGATAATCCTCCTTAGGTTTATTAAATTTATATACACCATCTTTTGGCAAAGGAGGATTATTTATAGTAATTTGTGGATCGTTACTCCAATTATAAGGCAATTCATAACCCAATGGATACGATGTATTATTTACTCTCATATATATAATTATTCTACGAATGTAATTTCTTACAAATCCTCTTAGCCCCGTATCTATTTTTTTTAAATAATCTCTTCCTTCACTTTTTGACACTACTCCCAAATACTCTTGTTTCCTGATCCATATACCATTATACCACGAGTGCGTTTTTCTATTGTGAACTTTAAAATTTACTTTGTTATTTACACCTTTGCTATCACGAGCCATATAATGTAAAAATACTTCTGGATATACTGCTAATTCTAATATAACAGCAATCTTTCTATAAAATTCTTTTAACTCATCAATAGATATATTTTTATGTTGCTGTGCAATAGTTAGTATCGCTTCACCCACATACTTTAATAATAAATTAAGTTTAGTGCAGCTATTTATTTTATTTGTCCCATCTTTAAATTGAGTAAATAATAACTCGTATAATCCAATATTATAATCTAATGCTTTATCTATATCTAAATCTTTATCAAACCCTCCTTCAGTTAAGTCAGTTTTAGATAAATCGCATACTTTTAAAGGTGCGTGCCCTGGGATTTTTGATAAACATTCACCTATATTATTTTCTATATATTGAATATATTCGCAAAAAAATTGAACCCATCTTGCATCATTTATAGGAAAGTTTTTCTCTTCTGTAATATTCTTTTTTTCTATTTTCAAGGTTTTTGGTGCTGGTTTGGTTAGAAGGTCAAACCCGACAACAAATGGATCTTCTTTTTTGCTTGTCGCTGCTACTTTGCTTGTAGCTGATTTACTCGCTGCTACTTTACTTGCTACTACTTTGCTTGTAGCTGATTTACTTGCGGGTGCTTTACTTGCTGATTTTTTAATTCCTAATACATTTTGCTGTACTTTCGCAGATGACATACTTTGCGGTTATTATCTATTAGTATAAGTAGATAATATTTGCAATGGATAGATATAAGAAACCATCAATTACCGATTATACAATATATAGTATATCAAAATGTAAATATTGTGATATGGCAAAAGATCACATTAATAAACTGAAAGCGCAGAAATGTACTACTATAAATTGTGATAAGTTTATAATGACATGTAGAGAGAGAGATAATTTTTATAATTTTATTAAACAACATACAGTAATACCATATTTTCATTTTCCAATGATATTCAAAAATGGCAAGTTTATTGGAGGTCTAAAGGAATTATTAGTTAATAAAAAACAACCATCAAAGCCTGTGAAGCCTGTAAAGCCCGCAAAGCCCGCAAAGAAAACAAGGAAACCACAAAGCATTTAAATACAAGATACAATTAATATACATTAATATGATTGAAGTTGATGGAATTATCCTTGTATTGAGTTGCCATAAACATTTAAATACTCGCCTTAAACACTTCAGGCTTCCTAAAGATAATTACAAAAACTGGAAAGTAATCTATGTAATTGGCGATCTGTTTTTAGATAGCGACTATAAACTTGAAGGCAACTTTATGACTATTAAATGTGAAGACTCCTATATTCATTTATTAAAAAAATTAGTGATGAGCTTAAAATATCTTTATGAAATTTATGATATTAAGGAAGGCGTCTTGCGCTGCGGGGATGACTTAATATTTAATGAAGACTTGCTTGAATCTTTCTTGGAAGCTCCAAAGAAAAGACAATATATCAAGAATTGCGAGAATTATACTGAGGATATTGATTTCTTAGGCAGATCACCTTCTGGCAAAAGCTTGCTTTCGCACGAAATATCTGATGCCGATATTAAATCAACAACAAACGATAAATTTATGGTTAATTACTATATAGATCACCCAGAGGACTTTGATAATCCCTTGCATAATCTTAAAGGAGTTGATATTTCTAAATATACTAAGCGTCCTCATATTCCTGTCGGGCCCTGTGGTATTATGTATTACATATCTAATAAATCTTGTAAAATATTGATTAATCATTTGAATAATATTAAATATGATATATTCCATTACGACAAATACACCGATTCATATCCATATACTATTGAAGATTGTGCCGTATCATATATTTTGTATTACAATAAAATAAGTTTCATACATTGGATTAATATGTATCACGATTATCCCTACTATAATAATGATGTCCTTGCTATTCATACGAATATGAACAAATAGAACAAATAGAACAAATAAAAGGATATAAGAGGGTTTCTAAATAATATAATTAATACATATAAAATAAAATATATGAAGATTGAAGTTGATGGAGTTATTCTTATATTAACTTGCCATAAATATCAGGATACGCGACTTAAAAAATTCAAACTTCCTAAAGATAATTACAAAAACTGGAAAGTAATCTATGTAATTGGCGATCTGTTTTTAGATAGCGATTATAAACTTGAAGGGAACTTATTGACTATTAAATGCGAAGACTCGTATTTTCATTTATTAAAAAAATTAGTGCTTGCATTAAAATATCTTTATGAAATTTATGATATTAAAGGGGGTGTATTGCGTTGCGGAGATGACTTAGTATTTAATGAAGACTTGCTGCAATCTTTTTTGGATTCTCCTAAACAATATAAAATTAAGAATAATATTGGTGATATAGATTTTTTAGGTAATTGTTCTACAGGTAAAAGTATGTTTGAACACGATTTAGAAAAATATGAAAATAAATCATCGGCGTCTCTACATTTTGTATATTATTACAAAGACCACCCAGAAGATTTTGATAATCCCTTGCATAATCTTAAAGACATTGATATATCTAAATATACGATGCACCCAAGCATCCCTGTATTTATACACGGGCCCGTCTTATATCTTTCTAATAAATCTTGCAAAATATTAATAAATCATATGAATAATATTAACTATGATATATTGCATTATGACGAAAAAACAAAATCATATCCATATACAACCGAAGACCTCGCTATAGCATATATATTATATAATAATTGTATTGAGTTTATCCATTGCAATAATCTATATTGTAATACAGATCGCACATTTAATCATAATTCTATGGCAATTCATACAAATATGTATAGATAATTATATTTAATTATATTCATTCATATCTAATCATATATTTTTTATCATATAAGTGTCTATCAAATTATAACCGAGTTTTTTATAGTATTCTCTAACACCTGTGCCGCTAATTATAGCAATCCTTTTATAACCATTTGCAATTGCCAATTCTTCTGCCTTTGCTACAAGTTGCCTACCAAATCCCTTATGTTGCAGAGAACCCTCTATATTATCTCCTACATTACTTAAATTGGAATATACATGTAATTCTCTAATTAGTGCACACCCTTTAATACTTGGTAATAGCTGTGAATTACTATCGTTATTTAAGCGAAGCCGCAAAAACCCTATTAAATAATTTTTATCGCAATCACTATCAAAACTTATATGATATTCATCGCCTCCCGATGCCCTATACTTTTCAATATTCAATTTAATATTACAGAATGATACACTGTTTCCTTTGATTTCACGACATCTTATACATTTGCATCCCCAATTATTTAGTCGCATATCATCTTGTAGCAGTTGCCTCATATTTACAAACTTAGTAGAATAGCCGCCTTCTATGTAATGACCAGGGATATCGCGAATAATGCGATTAAGCCGCTTATATTTTTGAACCTTCTGTTTGAAATCCTTGATAAGATTATATAATAACAAGTCATCGTAAGGGATATATGAGCCTTCGTCAAACCATTTCTTTATTTTTGTATAAGGGACAATGGCTGTTGGGTATATTTTATACTGATCAACTTGTATTCTCTCGTCATATAAGACTTCATCAAGCATTACCTTGTCAATCTCATAAGATGCACCAGGTAGATTAGGCATAATATGGATATCCACCTTGTAGCAATTATTTTTCAAAAGTTTTATTGCATCATATGCGCATTCTATTGTATGTCCTCTATTTATTTTTTTCAAAACTGCATTATGGGTATGCTGAACACCTAATTGTATTCGCGTACAATTATATCGGCGAAAGTTGGCGATCTCGTCAATTGTTATAGTATCCGGCCGTGTTTCCAAAGTTAGCCCAATAATATGAATTTTAGCCGTTTCATTGATTTCTATTTCTTCTTCTAAAGTTTTCTTAGGGCGCTTTGGGTCGCTATCAAAATAAATATTTGCAGAGTAATATAGCTCAGTTATAAAGCGGTCTTGGTAATTACGCGGATATTCGCTCCAAGTCCCTCCTAACACAATGATCTCTAATTTATCAGGTATATGCCCCATTCTAATAAGTGTTGATAAACGCGAGTTCATTTGCTTTATAGGATCAAAATCGTTAGCATTTGCACGCAATACTGCAGGCTCTGAGTATAGATAACTTCTTGGTTGCGCTACCCAATTATTCCCTTCGTGAGCTGGTTCATTTGGGCAATATGCACAGTCGTGCTTACAAGAGAAACGCGCAGTTTTAACTTCACCGTCTTCATCAATATACTGAGGATGTGCAGATGTTAACACAGTTATTACGAGAACTCCAGAGTTTGACTTACATTTCTTTTTAGTTATAAGATTGCGCAATTGCTGATTTTCTAAATTAAGATATTTATATATCTTGATAAACTCAGCATTTGACAAAGTATATTTATATTTTTTTTGAATACTCTTTTTAAATTTATCAATATCGCTGGTAGTTTTAAAGTTTTCAATATTATTTTCAAACTCTGCTGTTATGCTTTCTTGCAATCCATTAAAAATACTGTTATCCTTATATTCTTTGTGATTATTGGAGTGTATATGTATATCTTCAATATCATTTGAAGAATACGAAAATAAATTAGAAACTGCTTTAAGAATATTCATATTTATATAGATATGAAATGTACATCCTAATACATCAATTTTTATAATAAATTTGTTCTATTAAAGATACCATAATATAAAAATTGATTAAATGTGATCTATCAAATTACTAAAGCCAACCAACAAGCCAAGAAAATACAAAGCCAACAAAACAACACAAAGGAGATGTTTACTTTCCCTTACAGCTACAACAATCGCGGTGATGTCCACGACAAGATATACGGAGATTGCGATATCTATTACTATTCTATGCGTATCCTATGTAATTATCTTTCAAACTTGGAAAAGTATCAGGGAATATGTAAAATTGACCTTGATAATTATGATGACATTTATAATTTAGGATTTAATATCTCAAACCGAATTATGGTTGATAAAACCGAGCTTCCTAATGAAACAGTGGTATATAAGTTAATTAAGAATTTGAGAAGGGAGCATTTCTTAAAGTTTATTAAAGCGTATTGTATAGATAAGGAGATTTCATACACTACCAACCTTAATCACATTGATATGAGGGAGTTTCTTATGTATGCTTGCAGCGAACTTATTGGCGATTATAAGGATGTTATGATTGAAGGATGGACGGGTAATAAATGGGAAAAATTTCATAATAAGAACTCAAAAATTTATAGCGTCTAAAAAGATACAAAGCAGCCATCAGGCAATGTACAGTAATTTCTCTATGTTATATATTTTTATATTTTGTAATTTTTTTATTACAAATAGGAGTGGGTTTTGGTAATGTTGTAAATAGTTTCTGCATTTTTTTATCAAATCTATTACGAAAAATAATCTCATCCCTGTCTTTTGATTCTAACGCTTCCTTTAATATTGAAAGTATTATCTTTATAAATTTAGACATCATAACATTATTTTACTATAAAGCATCATTTTTTATATAAATTAAAAATTGATATGTAATATCGTATCTTTAATCAAAACTATTATGGACAGTCCTATGCTAAAAATGATAAAACAACAAAATCCATACAAGAAGTATCCTATAAAATTAGGAGAAAAATGGACTATTGAAGAAGAAAATATCTTATTACAGGAATTAAATGATAACATTGATATTGAGCTTATCGCACAGACACACAAAAGAACGTGTGGTGATATCATAGGACGCCAGATATTTATTGCATATAATATGTATCTTGCAAAAGCACCTGAAGACTTAATATTAAGAAAAACCAGAATAAATAAACTTCAATTATTGAAAGTAATTGCTAAAAATGAGAAAGTGCCTAAATGCGTTAAGACAGAAATCCCTTCATTAGAATATGAAGTAGTTGAAATGAGGAAGGAAATAAAGGAACTAAAAACAACTGTGAGTGAATTAGTAGAGATGATTAAGGCAATTTATGATAAAGATACTTAATAATTACTAATTTTTGTAATTTGGTAAAATTTTCTACATATTATTATAGATAATGAATTCATTGCGACCTGCAACAGTTAAAAAGGATAGAACCTTGAGAGCAAGATCATATGCTGAAGAAGCAAAACTACAAACCCGTACAAAAACTATATTTGCAAAAGTAGTAAATACTGAAAAAAAATCAATAAAAGAAAGAATTAAACAAGCAATAAAAAGTGTTAAAACATCTATTGTAGGTAAAAAAAATAAATCACAATTAGTTACTGCAGTAGAAGATGCAGTAAACAAAAATTTAGACGAATTAGAAGAGAAAGTTTTAGCAGATGTAGAAAAAATTGAGAATAAAAATTCTAATATATTAAGCACTGACAAAAATACTGACAATTTATATAAAATAGATGATAAAATTAAAGAGCTTGTAATAAATCTACATAAAGCATTAGAATATACTGAACATACAAGAGCATTATTTGGTCAAAAGCCCGAAGAGAAAAAGGAACTGAAGGAACTGAAGGAACTTAAAAAAGAAAAAGAACTTGAACCTAAAACAGTAATAATTGCTAAAAAATCACTAACGGAAGAAGAAAAACAAGATATTTTATTTGAGAAGGTTAACAAAGTTATAGAAGTATTGACAACCTATTTGGTAGATGATAAAGGAAAGTATATGCTTAAATTTAGTAAAAGTAATGACATACCTGTAAAATATACTTTGTCAATTATAGGATTAGGAATAGATATAAATTATTCTACTTTAAAGGATTTATTAAAAATAATATCATCGCGTATTAAAGCTATTATAATACTATGTTTTTTTGGTTGTAATGATAATGTTAAAAAAGCTCTTAACAAATTTAAAAAAACATACTATGCAAAAATTTTAGATATTAAACAGTTGTATTTAGATTTTTTAATTATTATTAGCTCGCATATTATAGATAATAAAAAAATAAAATTCAAGATAAATGATAAAATAACTAATGAAATACCAACAGAAATTTTAACATTATTAAGCGATACATCTGGGGGAGGTAAGAAAAGAAAACCTAAAAAAACTCCTACAAAGAAAAGCAGCAAAAGCAGCAAAAGCAGCAAAAGCAGACATATAAATTTTTAGCTATAAGAGAATAGTGGCGGAATATCTTCTCTAACAACTATTTCGTCTTGTGGCTTTATCTTGATATTGTATTCGTTTGCCCAATTTGCAATAGTCTGCTTGTTAAATAAATATTCGTCATCATTGCTATTGCTGTCATCTTCATCAAAATATAAGAATTCTTTATTATTTATTTTTGTAAAATATGCAAACATATATATTTACTAATAGCTAATATATATTTATATATTTAATGTCCTCGTGTTTTTTCGTGGTCTCCCTACTCCTCGTAATATCTTAATATCAGCAGTATCTTCAATAATAGATGTTATTTCTTCATCGCTAACAGAAAGCGTTTCAATGTTATTATCATTATGATCAATTGATATATTATTATGAACATTATTTATAATATTTTCAATGTCAGCGGCAGGCTTATGTCTAAGCTCAGTTATATTAGGGGATTGTCTAATATTATTGGATTGCTGAGACATTGATGGCATTGTCATATTTGAAACAGGAGAATTTAATGAACTAAACAGGCTGCTTACCATATTAAATAACCCACCGCTGCTATCGCTCCCGCTGTTGCTATAATTATTTAATGGTATATTTTGCGCCGCTTGAGGAGCGTTAGCTGCTTGCATTCCTTGAGCTCCTTGCTGATATGGTGAAGTATTATTACCCATCATATATTGCTTTGCAGCAGCTTGCTGGAATTGTTTCATTAATTCGGGGTCTGATTTTAATACATTTTCTACATTTGGCATAGGCTGCTCTTTGAACATTCTGCTTGTAAGATGGAACATAAATGCGCTACCAGATAATCCTATAAACAATCTTAGTTCCGGCGCCATCTTTTTACCTGTCGCCTTGTATTTATAATGTAATTCTTCAAAAATATCATCATAATCATTAATATTCTCATTAACCTGCTCAGACCACCCATCTAATTTTATTGCAAATGGGTCATATCTGCTATTCATATACTCTGTGCCCGAAATAAATGCCATTAACATTTTTTGCTGAAATCTCACACTCCCGTCAAGTTCCTTCTCGCGAACTAAACGATTATATTCTGTTCGCATTTCTTCTAAGTCAGAGTTCATATTAAACTTAAATGGGATCTTGAACCCCTTTGATTCTAACCTGTCTAATTGATAAATTATCTCCCTTTTCTCATTCAGTTCGTTTAAAATGATATCCTTTGCAGATAAATGTCTATTCTTTGACCCACCTCTACTATATTCTCCATCTTCGCCTTCTTCTTCCTCGTCATATTCTTCTTCGTCATCTTCTCCATCGTCGTCATCGTCGTCTTCTTCTTCATCGTCGTCCTCTTCATCATCGTCATTATCATTATATTTATCTTGTTTTTTGTATTTATTTGCTATATTAGAGCCGCCGCCACCTCCATTGTCGCGACTCCCATTACCTGACTTTTTATTACTTGAACTACTTATTATGCTACTGCCATCACTTTCTTCGTCATATTTAGATTTTTTAGACTGAGTCTTATTTTTATAAATGTTGTTCCTATTTTTCATATAATCGCTTTTATCATAATCTCCATTAACAGAGCTGGCGCGTGAAGAAGAACGCGACGAAGACCGCGATGACATAGAGATTACATCATTGCTTATCTTATTCTTATTAAATAAGACATCTTCGCTCATAAAGTTATTTTGATTAACTCTGTTCTGCTTATTTGGTATATTAAAGCTCATTTGCTTATTGTTGAAGGTATCTCTATTTAATTCAATCAAATCATCATTTATATTATTAAGATTTAATGTTGTCATATTATATATTTAATTGGATATCAATTGTTTATATAATATTAATAATTTTTAATTGTTTATAAATACGCGCGCCTAATGAAAAGCTTTTATTTTCCTTACTGTAGAATGCATTTATTTATCCACATATTAAAAAAGGCTCTGCTTGTGTCTATATTTTTTTCTGGGTGAAACTGAACTCCAAGTATGTTTTTCTGGCGATTGTATGCAATCATTATTTTTTTTTTTATTTTCTTAATAACCTTGAAAGTCTTTGGAGTTTTCACTATATAATCTGTATGAATAAATATATATTTACTTTTAGGAATATGAAATGGCTTAGGGACGCTAAAACTCAAAGAATATTTTCTATAACCATTTGTAAAAGATTTAATATAACTTTTTTTACATTGATAAGTAAAATATTGAAAAGCATAACATATTGCTAATATTGGAATATTAGAATTTATAATACAAGGGGCTATTATTGCGCGGTCTTTTTTCTTAACAAAATAATCAGAACCTGATAATATAATACCTTGTATTTTCTTATTTTTCAAAGTATTCTCAATACCTTTCGTGTCATCCCAATTTTTTAATATTACTTTATTGCCTTGAAGTCCATATAATATTCGCTTTTTAAATTTCTTAAATACTACTATGTCTTTATACATATTAACAACTAATAGTCTCATTTAAGATTTAAGAATTGTTATACTATATATACAAAATATAATATCAGCATATCAGCATATCAGCATATATACATATAAAAGCATATATACATATAAAAGCATATCAACATAATATATCAACATAATTATGAAGATACTTTTCTTTGGTAGCAAAGGGTGGATTGGGAAACAATTTGGACAATACTTAAATGACAATGGAATCACTTATATTGGTACTGATGTGCGCGCAGATGATGAAAAGGCAGTTGAAGCAGAAATAAAACTGTATTCACCTACTCATATTATTTCATTTATTGGAAGAACGCACGGGGGTGAATATAATACCATTGATTACCTGGAATTACCTGGTAAACTTAATGATAATATTAGGGATAATTTGTATTCTCCAGTAATACTTTCTATTCTATGTGAAAGATACAACATTCACTACACATATTTAGGAACAGGATGTATATTTAGCAGCGACGATCCAACAAAAACCTGGATTGACGACGACGAACTCCCAAACTTCTTTGGGTCATCCTACTCTATTGTCAAAGGATTTACTGACAGACTTCAGCATATGTATTCCAAAAATACGCTTAACCTGCGCATTCGTATGCCAATTGTTAATTTTGAGCATAATAGAAACTTTATAAGTAAAATTATTAAATATAATAAAATTTGCTCTATGCCTAACTCTATGACTGTATTAGAGGATATGTTTCCTGTAATTATGGATATGATTATTAAAAATACTACAGGAACTTTTAATTTAGTTAATAAAGGGCTCATTACACACAATGAGATTTTAGAGATGTACAAGGAAAACATAGATAGCTCGTTTACCTGGGAAAACTTTAGCATCGCCGAACAGAATGCTATATTATTGTCAAAGCGCTCAAATATACAATTGTCTACAGATAAGCTATACTCATTATATCCAGATATTCCTGATATTAAAACATCAATTGAAAAATGTATTAAAGAATATTCATAAATAAAATCATTAATAAAAAAATGATATATACACTTATTTTTATAATATATTAGTAATGGTTAAAAATATTGAAGAATGCAAGAATACTAAAAGCGAATCCTCAAATGATATTGATAACAAACAAACATCCATAACTGTATTACCTGAAAAAATATATCGTCTAAATTATATTGGCTCAAAATTTCAATTACTTGACTGGATTGCAAGTAATATGAAAGAGAAAACAGGGTGGGATTCTTTTGCAAATAAAAGGATTGGAGATATGTTTTCTGGAACAGGTATAGTTTCCTACTATTTTAGGAAACATCTGGCGCAAGTCATTTCAAATGACGCTGAGCTATACAGCTCTATAATAACTCACGCATTCACACTCTCTATATATACAGAAACCTGTAAAAAAATTATAGAAGAATTTCAAAAAGATATTGAAGATAATAAGCATTTAAGCACAATAGGATTTATAACAACGCATTATAGTCCTTACGATTCCTGTGAGCGTAAATTTTTCACTATTGAAAATGCTAAGCGAATTGATTATCTTCGTCATAACCTGGAATTAATAAAGCATCGTCTATCCTTTGACGAATATCAATTTATCCTTGCTTCTATACTTCTAAGCGCTGATGCTGTTAGTAATGTGCCGGCAGTATATGGATGTTTTTTGAAAAATTTCAAAACAAAGGCAATTAAAAATCTAACATTAATGCCTATTCATAATAATACCTATCAAGTAGTCGCTGGCTCTAATACTTACAACTTTGATGTTCTAAATATTGATTTTGTTAGATCATTTGAAACAGATATGGTTTATTTAGATCCACCATATAATGTTAGGCAATATTCTAAAAATTATTTTCCTTTGAATATCATTGCTAAAACTCCTGAAATATTATTAACAGAGATGCCTTTAAAAGGTAAAACAGGTATCCCTGCAGATTGTTTCATATCACCTTTTTGTAAAAAAGGAGGTGTTGTTGAAAAAGCTTTTGATTTATTATTTCGCGAATTAAAAACAAAATGGATATTCCTCTCGTATAATAGCGAAAGTATAGTTTCAAAAGAAAAAATGTTAGATATTATGAAAAATTATGGAGATGCTTCAGTTATTGAAAGAGATTACAAACGGTTCAAATCATTTGAATATAATAAAGATGTTGAAATAAAAGAATACCTTTTCTGTCTAAATAAAACTTAAATGTCAATAATAGTTAAATGACTGGCAAAGCTGTATAAGAAGTTTTCGTAGCACCAGCGAATTGCCATATTTGTTCTGCTTTTTGTATGAAATTGAAATTCAAGCAATGCTATTTCCTTTTCTTCAATTATAATTTTTAGTGTTGATGAATTTTTCCAATCCACCCAATTACAAGTCCATTTGAAAGAATATTTAGTCCAATCAATAGGCGTGGTTAATGTAATATAACGAATAGTGTTCAGCTCTTTATTATAGTAAATATTAGGGCAATCAAAAGTGTATTCTACAAGAAAGGGTAATATTTTTATAATATCGGTTTGAATATATTCTTTTAGATCTGCTATTGTCGTATATTCAATACCTATTATTTCACATAATTTTTTTGGCTGACATTGTCCTATAACTTGAGGTGCGACTTTCCCTATACCTTTTTTTGTAGTTTTTGCAGAGAGATGTTTGCTTTCATCGGTAAGCACCGTATAATCATATCTTGACCCTTTTTTTGCTGTATGCCTACACATTGGGAATAATTCAAGAAGTTTAGAAAGTTGTAATTTTAGTTTATTAGGTAATTCCATACTATACTTAAATTTCCCATCATACGGAATGTCATATGCCAAGCATATTGCCATTTCAAATATTTTTCCGGTGTCTTCTGTTTGTAATACCTTCTCTGCGATTACCTTAACATTAGTTTCTTCATCGTCCTTTTGTAATGTCGCCATCTATCTATATTGGGTTAGCAGCGTAAGCAGCGTAAGCAAAGTACAAGGTGAATCAATTTTTTATTATCTTTAGATATCTTTGGATATCTTTAGATATCTTTGGATATCTTTAGATATCTTTGGATATCTTTAGATATCTTTGGATATCTTTAGATATCTTTGGATACCTTTGATATCTTTGATATCTTTAGATACTGATAATCTTATCAAACCTGTTAATATAATCTTCTATTGACCCGTTATTAATCATAATGATATCATAGGGTATTTCAGTATATTCTAATTCGGATATGTGCGGCTCTGGTTCTTTAATGCGATCTTTAGAAGGTCGTATAACTCTAACAATCAATATTTCTTTGATACTTATTTTTGAAATATTTAGTAATCTCTCATATTCGTGAATAAATCTAAGGTCGCTAATAACAAACTTAGTGTCTTCTTCTGCACTATTGATATTATTTACCAAAGTATTCGCAAAGAAATTCCTCTTCATATTAGGTAATAACTCCTGTATTTTCTCTTGCATCATTTCTGTTCCAAAGAATTGTAATGCGGCTCTCGGTGTAATACCCCATCTTTCATCAATAATATCTTTTCTATCATTACCTGTATCCTCGCCGATACCTACCTGATCGTCGTCAAAATTAAATAATCCCTTAACTGCTTCTTTTAAAGGTTCTGCAAAAGAAAGCCTTTTGTAATTATATTTTTTAACTAAATGTTCTGCTAATACATCTTTGCCACTCCTTTTAGCTCCACAAATAGCAATAATCTTTGGCATATTGGCATTGGACATATTAGAAGGTTTTAAGGTTGATATAGTTGTTATTACAAGATTATTTATTATATCAATTTTTTATATAGTAAATAAAAATAAAAATTGATATTTAAGAATTATTTAGTAAATACAAATACTAATAATGTTTTCTAATCATTGCTGGGATGTTCTGGATATCTATTTCCAAAAGGGTGGTTCTCCTGAATCATCTAATCCGCTTGTGAAGCATCAAATTGATAGTTATAACAAATTTATAGATAATACATTGGGGCAAATTATTGGCGGTTTCAATCCTATAAAGGTTAAGATTATAAATCAAAAAGCCGAATTGCCTGATAATACCTATAATATTTCTATTAATATCCTTCAGCCCAGTATTGTAAAGCCAAATTATCAACTTCAGGATGGAACTCAAAATATTATGACGCCATATATTGCTCGTATGAATAATATGACATATTCAAGTGGTATCTATGTTAATGTTCATATCTCCACAGAAATCACAAACAAGAATGGGATGACTGAGAAATTTGATAAGACTGTTAATGGCGTATACATTGGAAAAATCCCAATTATGGTTCGTTCTAAACTTTGCGTTCTCAGCCAGATGCAAGGAATTTGCGAAGAGAACAAGAACGAATGCATATATGATTTTGGCGGCTACTTTATTGTTAATGGAAATGAGAAAGTTTTGATCTCTCAAGACCGTATCAACGAAAACAAGGTGCTCGTTTTCCACCCTAACAATAACGCCGAAGGTTTATATGCAGAAATTCGCTCTATGTGCGATTCCTCCTATCTTCCACCAAAAACTACTTGCTTGAATATGAGCGGCAAGTTAAATCATATGGGTCGCATTATTCGCATTAATACATCATTCATCCGCTCTGAAGTCCCTATCTTCGTAATATTTCGCGCTCTTGGGATTATTAGCGATCGCGAAATTATCAATCATATCGTATATGATACGGATAGCGAGAAAAATCAGCGTATTATTAATGAACTGATGGCGTGCTGTGAAGATGCCTGTGATATTAACACACAGGAGCAAGCTGAGAATACGCTTATTAAGATTATGATTGGTGTAAATAAAAATAACGATCACGAAACTAACAAAGCGCAGCTTCATAATAATCTTACAAATGATTTTCTCCCTCATGTAGGCAAATCTTATCGGCGCAAAGCCCTATATGTTGGCTATATCATTCGCAAAATGATCCGCATATATTTAGGATATGATACTTACGATAATCGCGATTCATATATTAATAAGCGCGTTGATACGCCTGGCGTTTTGATGAGTAATCTGTTTCGCCAGTGCTATGGAAAGATGACAAAGGAGCTGAAGATTGCGATTGAGAAAGAGCTTAATTTGTGGCGCGGGAATGCTAATATCCCTATCTCTAATATTATATCAGATATCAGCATTCACAGGTTTTTCAAGCAATCGCTACTTGATTCGTGGATTAGATATTCGCTCTCTACAGGAAACTGGGGAATTAAAAGCATCGGCACATTTCAAAATATCAAGCAGGGCGTTTCACAAGTTCTTAATCGTATGTCTTATGCAAGCACTCTATCGCATTTGAGACGCATTAATACAGCAATGGAGAAGAATGGTAAACTCGTTCAGCCACGCAAATTAGATAATTCGCAGATTGGTATGATATGTCCTGCAGAAACTCCAGAAGGTAGCTCAGTTGGTCTTGTTAAAAATATGGCGCTCAGTACGAATATCTCAATAGCGATGAATAGCACGCATATCCGCAGGATTCTGGTAAATCTTGGCGTAATAGTCTATGATGATACCTATAATATGACAAATCCCGACAAATCCCCTATTGATTATTTGAAGAATATGGGAAGCGAAGATAATGTATATATTATGGTTAATGGCGATATCATCGGGTATTATACCAATCCCGATAAATTATATTTGACTCTGAAACATTATAAGCGTAGCGGCATTATATACCCGATGACTTCCATTGTATGGAACATACAGAAGTCGTGTATTATCATTAGCACAGAAGCGGGGCGAATGTATAGACCGCTCTATATTGTTGATATTGAACCAGGGACAAATAAGCGTGCATTGCGTATTGAGCGAGTATTAAAAAGAAAGAATATTAGCTGGAAAGAATATATTGCTGATAAACACTTTGATTACTTCATAGTTCCAAATGAAGTATCTAAAAATCAAGATGACCCAGATAGTTATTTGGATGAAGAGGGATTTATTGAATATATGGATTGCGACGAGATTAATTCAGCGATGATTGCTACATTTCCCGCAGATTTGGATGAGGGAATTAAGGGAACTGCATTGCCACCATTATATACGCATTGCGAAATTCATCCAAGTTTAATGAATGGTATCTTGGGTGTTAATATTCCATTCAGTGATCACAATCAATCGCCGAGAAACTGCTATCAATGCGCTATGGGAAAGCAGGCTTTAGGTGTATATATGAGTAATTTTAATAAACGCATAGATACTATGGGGAATATTTTGAATTATCCTCAAAAATCGCTTGTATATACTAAATTATCAAAATATACAATGGCTCATAAATTACCTTCAGGTGTTAATGCGATTGTAGCGATTATGACGCATACAGGGTTTAACCAAGAAGATAGTATTATGGTTAATCAATCGGCGCTTGACAGAGGGTTATTTACAAGCACCTATTACAAAGCGATGCGTGATGTATGTAATAAAAATCACAGCACTGGCGAGGAAGAGCTATTTACAAATCCTATTAACATTTCTTCACAAAAACCATACTCTTATGAGAAGTTAAATGATGACGGATTTGTATCTAAAAATACATATGTTAATGGTAATGATGTAATTGTAGGCAAAGTTATGCCCAAGAAGGCAAATGGTGTAATTACATATCAAGATAGTAGCCTAACGATGAAAGCAAATGACGACGGCTATATTGATATGAATTATAATGGTATCAATAGCGAAGGTTATAAGTTTTGCAAAGTGCGTATTCGTAAAAACAGGAAGCCAGAGATTGGTGATAAATGCGCAAGCTGTAGTGCACAGAAGGGAACTATTGGAATGATATACAGACACCAAGATATGCCCTTTACAAAAGATGGTATTGTTCCGGATATTATTATGAATCCGCACGCAATCCCCTCGCGTATGACAATCGCACAATTAATGGAATCTATTATGGGAAAAGCTGGCTGTCATATTGGTGCTTTTGGTGACTCTACGCCATATACTGATTGTACGGTTGAAGGGATCACAAAAGTTCTTGAAATGTCCGGGATGGAGAAATATGGTAATGAGATATTATATAACGGGCGAACAGGTGAGCAAATACACACAGATATATTTATCGGTCCAACATATTACCAGAGATTGAAGCATATGGTGTCTGATAAAATTCATTGCCTAACTGAAGACCACGAAGTATTGACAAGTGATGGCTGGAAGTTTATTAATGAAATCTCTGTTGAGGATAAAGTAGCAGTTCTCAAAGATGATAAACTGGTATATGAGAATCCTATGGAAGTCCATAAATATCCTGAATATTCTGGAACTATGTATAATATTAGTAATTCGCAGATTGATTTAAATACAACGGCGGAACACAAGATGCTTATTAAATATGAGAATAATCAAGATTATACTTTGAAAAAAGCTGTTGATATCATTGGCAAATGTGTAAGATATAAAAAAGATTGTGTATGGGATGCGCCAGATTATCAGTTTGTCATTCCAGGAAGTAATAGAGAGATTAATATGGAGGCGTGGTTGCTATTCTTTGGTAAATGGATTGCAAGAAATTGCGACAACAAAGTTTTGTATCAATTTGGTTCTCATTATAATACTGATGATACCAAAAATATTACTGAATATCTTTGTAATAATATCTATGCTGATACATTGCGTCTACCCGAATGGGTATGGAAATTAAGTAGCAAGCAAGTAAAAATACTTATGAAGTCTATGATCGCAACAAATATGGAAACCGAAAAATATAAATATGACAATATGTTCTGTACCAAATATGAAAGCTTAGCAGATGATATGATGAGGCTATGTATTCACGCGGGATGGAGCGGTGTCAAAAGTCTTTGGAAAGAGAATATTTGGAAAATTACTATAATTAAAAATAAAAATAAACCCTATGCTAATGCTAATAATATTAAGCAAGAGAAGCAACATAATGAACGCGTCTATAATTATAAAGGAGCTGTATATTGCATTAGCGTATCTACAGAAATCTTTATGGTTAGGCGAAATGGCAAATCGGTATGGACAGGAAACTCACGAGGCTCTAATGGCCCTATTGTAATGCTAACAAGGCAACCAAGCGAAGGACGCGCGAGGTCTGGAGGATTACGCTTAGGAGAAATGGAGAGAGATTGCTTTATTGCTCACGGAACTTCTAATTTCCTTGCAGAGAGGATGCTGCATGTATCTGATAATTATAGGGTATTCATCTGTAAAAAATGCGGGATGCACGCAAATGTCAATACAGACAAGAGCATATATAGTTGCAAATACTGTAAAAATAATACTGATATCGCACAGGTTAGGATGCCATATGCTTTCAAATTGCTAAATCAAGAACTCTATACTATGAATATTATGATGAGATATGTGTGTAATTAATATATAAATAAAATATATAAATATATAAAATATATAGCTATATACATATTTATATTCAATGAAAATATATAACATTTTCATAAAAATATTTGTATTATTTTTTATATTTTATTCTGGCAAATGTAATAGCAGTGCACCTTTATCAAGTAATAGCATCTGCAAGCAGATTAAAGATAATAGCAGTATTCCATTTAAGAGAAGAGTAATATATTATAGCTGTAAGCATAGAAATACACGCCGTATAAGAAGCCTTAGCAATCCATATGTAGTATTTGCGAAAGATATACTAAGAAAATATATATATATTTGCAATATTGTTATAATTTATATATTATTGAATATATAAAGGAATATATATAAACATTTAATATAATATCATAAATATTATGGGTGATAATTATAAATTATACAAGGTATTAGGAGTTAATAAAAATGCATCGCAAGATGAAATCAAGAAAGCATATAAAGAGCTTGCTATGAAATTTCATCCTGATAAGAATAATGGCAAACCAGATAAAGCAGAAACTGACGAAAAATTCAAAGAGTTATCAGCAGCTTATAATGTATTAAGTAATGAAAGTGAGCGAGCTAAATATGATGATATTGGGGATAATAATTATAATAATGGATCTGGTCAGGATGTTCATAGGAATCCACACGATATTTTTGAAGCCTTCTTTAGAAGTAGAGGAGGGCCTTTTGGAGGAGGCGGGCACGGATTTGACGAAGATATATTTTCTTTTGGTATGGGTGGAGGTGGTATGGGTGGAGGAAATAGACAACCTAAGAAGGCACAATCAATTGAGAAGACATTTGTGTTTACCCTTGATGATGTATATGATGGTATTAATAAGGATTTAAATATAAATATTCGCAAATGTTGTCTTAAATGTAATAAGAAATGTAATAAATGTGATGGACGTGGTATAATTCAGCAAATAAGAAACCTTGGGATAATGCAGCAAATATTTCAAGGGTCTTGTGAGCATTGCGAGGGTTCTGGGATAATAACTGAAGGGAAACCCGATTGTAAGCAATGCAAAGGCAAAGGCTTTTTTAATGAAGATAAGAAAGCTACTTTAATTATCCCCAAAGGAATAGATGAGAATTATAAAACGGCATTTCCCGAATTAGGCGAGCAACCACGAGTGCCTGACATTAAACCTGGCGATTTAATTATACATATCAAAATAGAAGAACACAAACATTTTATTAGAAAGGGGAATGACCTATATTTTAAAACAGATATATCATTTGTAGACTCTGTCATAGGCAAGGATATTGTAATACCCTATTTTAAAGAAAAAATAAACATAAACACAAATTTATTTGGTGTTATTTCCAATGGTAAGAATTACCTATTAGAAGGCAAGGGATTGCCTATATTAAACACTTCAAACAAAGGAAATATGTTCATTGAGTTTAATATTAGTTATCCAAAGATTAAAAATAAAGATAAGATTGAGGAACTGAAAACATTACTAAATGAGGTATTCTATTCCTAATATTCCATATTCTTTTTACTTTCAATAGCATATAATATATTGTATACGGGGTCTAAATTAATATTATCATTATACCCATATTTTTTTACAAAGTTTGCTAATTGTATAGAACTGTCATCTATTAATTTTTTATCATTACTTGAGGTTATATAGTATTTATATTGCTTCGTAGCCAATTTTTTCTTATCAAAAAAATAGACATTGTTATTTTCAGTATCATAGTAATCAACGAACTTCTTCTTCTTTTCTGTTAAATCAAAAATATAGAAGGCGCTGCTAATTTTGCTAATGTTATCATTTGGAGAAAATAATACAGGTGCTATTATTTTATTTTCTCCATAAATAATATTTGTCTCTTCAGTAAGGAAGTTATATTCTAATTTTAAAACAAAATCCTTTATTATATTGTTTGTATTATTAACATGAACAATATATATATTGTATATGTAAGAATTGTCATTTGTATCTAAATTTATGTTAATAATATCATTAATATCTGTGCATCTTGTCATTTTGCTTGCAATACGATATATATAATCGCGATATAATAGATATAATATTCCTAAAATTATAAGTATGAAAAGGACATTTATAAATTTTTGATAATTAGAAATTTTCGTTTCTACAAGAAAGAAAATGTCTGACATATACTCTTCAGAGCGTTCATCAATACTTTCAATTAATGTTTGAATATCCTTAAGAATATTATTAGTATTACTCATAATGATGTCTTAATAATATATTATATATTATAATTAAGACATTATATATTTATATTATTCTTTTGCTGTAATTTAGAAAAAATAATATAGTCTATTATTGTTATGGGATAACTCGTATTCTTAGAATATTTTTTGGTAAACTTAATTAGCTCAGTTGTCGTATAAGAATTTATTATATTATAATTGTTATCTACCGCATAATACTTGTAATCATTACTATTTATTAGCGTGCTAATATTTTCCAGAATTTCGGGGTTCATTTTATCTAAATCATAATAATTGTATTTAAATGTATCAATATAGCCGGGTTTGTTATTTAATTCCAATGCTTTCTTACCTTCACTTGAACTAATTAAATCAGCGTGTTTTATAGCTATCTTGTTATATTGAGCTAAATCGCTTGCCTTCTTATATTTTTTAAAATCATCATACAAGCTTGTCTTGGTTTTCTCTAATTCCTTTATGTTTTCATATATGGTGATATAATCGTGTATTCTATCAACAAAAATGTTTCCTTCACCTTCGGTATTACCAAAATCAATTTTAGTATCCATTTTATTAAAGTCGTAAGTTATTTTAATAATATATTCGTGTGGCTTTTTAATCATCTTTGTATTTATTATGATAATACTGTAAATATAAGGTGTTTCATTGAAGTAATTATCATCTATAATTTTAGATATATTATTACACTTGGAGTATTTCCTTGCAGTCTTATATATAATATCCCAATACAAGAATATACCAATAATTATGATAATACATAAATATAATATAGAATACAGTAATCTATATATGTCATTATTTTGAGTTATTATATTAATAAGTTGGCACTGAAAAACATCCATATTCTTAATAATATATTATTCTTAATATAATATTTTAATTTAATATTATATGAATGTAATGTATATTAAATATATATATAACTCTTATTGATATTGATTGTACCTTCAATATCATATTCAGGTAATACAAAATCGTTAACAGTATCCGGTCGTAATATTACCATCTTCCTATAATTATTAGCAGCCTCTCTATGTATTATTGATTTATATGAATCTGTATAAAATTTATCATCTAATCTATCTTCATCGTAATCTTTTTTCAAATCATAATCAATATATTCTGTATGAGGCAGAGGCAGTTTAAACATCGGGTTTGTAGAAGGATTATAGTTGGGGTTGGGTGTTGTGGATGCATTGCTTCCTTTGCCTGTGCTGGCAGCGCTGCTTATAAAATTTTCAAGGCATCTTTTTTGCGCTGTTTTAAATTCTTCAGGCGTTAAAAATGCTCTAAATATATTAAGAATAAAATTAATAACATCCTTGTTTTTATCTATTAGAGTTTTTTCCAATAACCATTCAAAAAAACCAAGATCATTTAATTCCCCCCATAATAAAATTGGATAAATGTTAACCTTTCGTAATGGATGCTGTGATAATAAAAACATTCTTTGTATAACCAAACCAATAAGCCAAAACAATACAGTAAATGCTAATACAGCAGCCACAAAGCATAAATATATAGTATATGCTTGGTGTAAAATAGGTAAATTGATCAGTATATATATATAATTAGGCGGTATCATAACAGGCTGCTTTGTAGTAAGTGTATACGCTATAACAGGTCCTAAGATAAAATTGAAAGGAGGGGCTAAGGTTATAAAATATAGACCTCTTATTACATAAAAAGATACAAAAATTGTCATTATTAACAAAGTAAAATATATAACAATACTTGTAAAATTTATTTCCATATTCCTATTTACTATATTGATAGATGATTTTATAATAAATAAAATCGTTTTTTTTTGTAAATATTGCTATAATATTCTTTTAATGCTACAATGCTATCGTAATATATGAATACAATATTATTACATATGTTATCATAGATTTCTTCATTATCGCATCTATTGAAATATTCGTTAAATGTGCTCATTATCTTATCTTCAAAATATTCATCAGATCCTTCTTCCAATATATTAGTATATTCTTTGATAATTTTTGATTGTAAATTATAAATATCTGGTTTAGTTATATAACTATTTAAGACAATATCTTTCTCAAAATAGTTATTTATATTATCATAAAATGTTGTCATTTTTGTGCAGATTAAAGGTATTAAATATACTTATAGGCCTGTATAATCAATTTTCAAAAAATGCTGCAAATAAGCGAACAAATTAAATATTATCATATATCTAATAAAAATTGATTGATTTTATTTTAATATAAAAACAACTAAATATATATAAATATGTCTGGTAAGAAGGTTTGCATTAATAGTCAGTCATCGTATTATACTGGCAAGGAGCAATCGCCATTACATTTTGGGTTATCTGCCGAAGGATACGAAGTTAATTCAATAATGGAAGGCTTTGACAAAGAGTTATGGATTGTTGAAGTGCGCAATAATAAAAAGGTTTGGACAAAAAAAGAGCACATTAACAAGATGACCTATGAAATCCCTTTGATTACAGAATTAACTGATCAGCGGGTAGTTTCAGTGTCGCCTGCAATATCTGCAACTGCGAGCATAGCTATTAATACTCCTTTACAGGCTGCTCAGGCTGCACAACCTTCTCAGCCTTCTCAGGCTTCTGTAGAGATACAAGCAATGTCATCAGCTACATCAACTACACTTGATGACACCGATATATCACAAAATAATCTTTCAGCTTCGCAACCTGCGAGCGATATAGCCCCTAATAATGATAATCCTAAAAACAAGGAGAAGGTTAGTAAAACAATTAAACCCACAGATTATACTTTGTTTATTACATATCGTATTTATGAAATGAAAAAAGTATCAAGTGATAATAAAAAGAATTACGATTGCGCGAGGAATGAATGGAAGGAATACAAGAAAAAGCCTGATGAGTTGCGACTAATTATGATAGAAGCTAATAATCATAATTCCAATATAAAATAAAAATTGATTAATTATTATTTAAATATTTAAATTATATTAAAATATAATCAATGAATACTATTTGTTTTAACAAGAATAATATTGTTCTTATTGATAGTAGTTATTATGTATTTCATAGATATTTTGCGACCTACAGATGGTTCTCTTTCCAAAATATAGATGTTTCTGTAGAAGACATCGTTAATAATGATGTATTTATTACAGCGTTTTACAAACATATTAATAACGATATCAAAAAAATCTGTAAGAAGTGGAATACTAACAAAGATAACATAGTATTTTGCGTAGATTGCCAGCGTACCGAAATATGGAGAAATGATATCTATAATACTTACAAGGCTACAAGGACACAGAAAAACAATTTTAATAAAAAAATATTTAGCATATTTAATGAATATGTTAACTCTTTAAATTTTCAGTATATATCACAGGATAGGTTAGAAGGTGATGATGTAATTTATCTATCTCAAAAGATGATTAAATCGCAATTAGAAGTATTAAAAAATAATGATATCAATATCATCATTATTACAAACGATAACGACTTTTTACAATTAGTTGATAAGCGAGTCAAAGTATATAATATGCAATTCAAAGAGCTTATGAAGCGCGGTTATAATGATCCTAAAATTGATTTATTATTTAAGGCAATTTATGGAGATAAAAGCGACAATATCCCAAAGATTGGTTCAGGAATAACAAAAGAAAAGGCATTAATGCTATCTAATATGCAAGATGATGAGAGAGATAAATATATAAAAGAATGCGGCTACCAAGACAAATTTATCTTGAATATGATGCTAATATCTTTTGAAAATATACCAAAAGAATATACCGAAATATTTAGTAATAATGTTAAAATAATATTAGAATAAATATAAAAAATATATATAATACAAGGCGATACATAGCATAATACACATAATACACAAACACATAATACAGACACATCTCATTATATTCGCATTATTTATGCTTCAAGTTTTTTAATGCTATCTATTTTATTTTTTTCAATATTTGACATATAATACCAAGATTTCTTCTCTGGATCCCAGCGACATCCAAGCTTTTTAACAGCGTCTTTATTTGTAAAAGGAATCTTGACAAATATCTTCTTATGAATATTATCATCTGTCCCTGTATCATTTGCAGCACTATTTAAGGACTTTGTTTCAATCTCCAGGATCTCTTTTTTATTTGCATCAGATATATTATCCTCATAATACCATTTCTTACAAGATGTATCCCATTTTGCACCTAATTTCTTAACACTATCCTTAAACTCTATTTTAATATTAATGTAATGCTTTTCGTATTTTACATCGTCCTTAATATTTGATATTAATGTATTATCTAAGCAATCTGCAAGAGATACAGAAACAATAACACCTACTGCCAAGTTTGCTAATCTGTCCGCTTCAGCGTTTCCCATTGAATGCTCATCGCTCAAACCAGTATGTGCTTTAATATGATGAATATCAATATATTTCTTGTATGGCCTGTATATTTCTTGAATTCTTTGGATTAATGTTAGATTAGGTGGAACTTTTCCAGTGCTTGTTTTCCAATCATTTTTAGCTAACTTGTCTCCATAAGGACCTGCGCATTTTATTACATACTCTGAGTCAGTATATATATTGATTTTATTGGCTGGAGGTGGTGTTTTAGTTAATTCGTCGTGCATTATCTCAACAGCGCGAATAAATGCAGTTAATTCACCTGTATTATTAGTTTGCTTTCCAACAACGCGAGCATACTCATTACGTTTATCATCATTATTAAAATAGACTCCATAACCAGCAATGGCATTAGGATAACCATTGTTAATACACGAACCATCAATATAGATATTGACAACTTCTTCACACATTTTTGATATATTATATATATAACCTTATCAATTTTTATATAATGCTTCGCTTTTTAGAAATAATTGCTGACTATCTAATTCAACTATTAATATATATATATATATTAAATATTATAGCTATAACAAATGATTAAGTGTATTAATAGTAATATTGAAATATACAGTGAGAATAATTACGATAACTATAATTGGAGTCTTGTTAATAATAATGGAACATTTAATATACTTAATAATTCTACAAATATTGTTAATTTTTGCATATTACAAAATGGCAATGTAGGTATTGGAAGCACATCTCCAAAATCATTACTTGATATTGTAGGATCTGTTAATATACTTGGGGTAACAACAGTGTCTTCTAATTTTATTATTAGTAATTCAAGCAAAATAACACCACTCGCGCAGATTGGAACAAACGCAATTGCACAAAGTAATATTTATTTTACTGGAGGTTCAAATGCTCGCATAGGTATTGGTAGTTCATCTCCTCAGGCATCCCTTGATATTGTAGGAACTGCTAATGTTAGCAGATTAATAACCGCAAATGGAGGTATACTCGTTCCTTTAGGAACAACCCTAAATACAATCGGGGATATTAATGCGACTACTGTTAATGCAACCACAATAAATACAGCGACGATAAATGCCGATTTATTAAATGTAACTGAATTACTATATGCTGTAGGCGGTATCTTTGTGCCTTCAGGAAATGCAATACTTGCTCAAGGTGGTATCTTTACATCGTCATTGAATGCAACACAATTAATTAATGCTAATAGAGGTATTACAGTATCTGCAGGGAGTCCGCTAACAGCAAATGGAGGAATAATTGCAACAACTATGAGCACAAGTGGTTTAATTAATGCAAATGGCGGGATTACAGTTCCTGCTGGAAGTTTAGTAACTGCAAATGGAGGAATATCAGCAACAACATTAGAAACATCTGGAATAATAACAGCAAAAACAACAACTTTAACTACGCCACTTGTTCAATTTGGAACTAATTTAAATGCAACTAACAATATATATTTTGTTGGAGGCGGCAGAGCACGCATAGGTATAGGAAGTTCAACACCTGCTGTTTCTCTTGATATTGTTGGTGATGCTACAATTTCAGGGGCAATATTAACAAATACAATAGGTGTTAGTAGCAGTATATCTGCAAATACTGGCATTTATTCAAGCACAATAATTGCAGGCGGTTTAATAACTGCAAATGGAGGTATTACAGTTCCTGTGGGGAAGCAAATAACCGCAAATGGAGGCATTACTGCTACCACTATAAATGCATCGGATTTGATAACTGCTAACAATGGAATAACAGCGACATCACTTGACACATTTGGATTTGTAAATGCTAATGGTGGTTTAACAACTACAACTATAGTAGCATCGGGATTAATAAAAGCAGATGCAGGCTTAAATGCATCAACTATCACTTCAGCTGGAATAGTTAATGCAAATGGGGGATTATCAGTTACCGCAATAAATGCAACAGCTGCAATAACAGGAACAACCATAGAAGCAAGCAGCACAATAAAAACGGTAGGTGGTTTAATTACTACTACAATAGATGCTTCGCAATTGATAACAGCAAATAATGGGCTAACAGCATCTTCAATTAATGCGAAGGGTTTCATATTAGCTGATAGACCAACAGCTACTATTCCAGTAGCACAGTTTGGTAATAATACGACAGCTGCAAGCAATTTATATTTTATTGGCGGTGGCACTGCGCGTATAGGTATAGGTAGCTCCGCGCCAAGCGTACCTCTTGATATTGTTGGTGGTGCTAATATATCTGGTGTAATATCAGCAAATGGAGGAATATTAGCGACTACTATTAGTGCTTCAGGGTTATTATCTGCTAATAATGGAATATCGGCGACTACAATAAATGCTTTAAATAGTCTAACAGTATCTTCAACATCTGCGACAACTCCAATAACACAGATTGGCACAAATACTAATACAGCAAGTAATCTATATTTTATTGGTGGCGGAACACCTCGTATTGGTATTGGAAGCAGTTCTCCAGGCTATTCCCTTGATATTATAGGTGATACTAATATTACTGGTGCTTATAGAAGAAATGATAGAGATGTTATTAATGACACTTCTAACTATATATTATCAACGAGTAATATCATAGTAAACCGCTTAGGAGATTACTTGCCTTATACTTGGATTATTAATAGTCAAAGCTTTAACTTAAACTATACTTTGGGAAATGTCGGTATTGGTACGGTAGAACCTTTAAAAAAACTACATATAATGCATCAAAGTGGTGAATTAATAAGGATTGAAACAAATGCAAATGGTATTAATCAGGTTTCAGGCATTGAGTTTGGGATACCATCATATAATTCAGCAACACGTACTAAAATAACTTCAACGACATATAGCGATAATGCAAGCGATTTACAATTTACTACAGCCTCTGCTATAAATAATTCATCTGTTAAAATGTCTATTACGCCAACAGGAAATGTAGGTATAGGAACAACAAATCCTCCTAATATCTTGCAGATTGGAAATGCAGGAAGACTTCGTGTTGCTAATAATATAAGTGATTATACTATAATTGGTACAGCGGATGCAGATGACACAACAAATACAAAGATAGAAATATCAGGGAATACGAGAAATGGAGCTTCGCAAGGTGGGAATATCTCTTATGTCTCCACGAATACAAATGGGTTTCATCAGTTTATTACTAATGCAACTACTGAAAGGATGCGTATAACAAGCGGAGGTAATGTAGGTATAGGAACAACAAACCCTGAGCAATTGCTAACATTACTTGGTGATAATGCTAAATTAAAAATTAAGAATAAATTGAATGATCCAGTATCAAATAAATCAGTCTCTATAAATTTAGAAAATGGCTTAGGGTCTGAGTGGATAATAAGTAATTCTAATAATCTACTAAGTTTTGATTATAATGATAATTTAAAAACTTCAAATAGGTTAATTATAGATGGTGTTAGTGGTAATATTGGTATAGCGACATCTCCGCATATATATAATGTGAATGACGTTAGCGATGTCAGCGATGTCAGCAATTATATATTAAATATTGTAGGTAATATTAAAGTTGCTGGAGACATAATACCAAGCAATAGCAATATATATAATTTAGGTTCAACATCAAATAAATGGAAGAACTTGTATTTATCAGGCAATAGCATCTATTTAGATGATTTGGTAATTTCTCGCGACTCCAATGTTAATTTGAATATCAAAGATTTGCTTGGAAATTATAAAAATATTAATTTAAGTAATATTCAATTATACAACAATAACAACAGCAATAATAGTTTAACAATTGGTATTGATGCAAATGCTAATATAGTATATAATAGTTCTAATAAAACTTACTATCCAGTTACAACAACTAATATAAATAATACAGAGCTGTTAGATAATGTTAATAGCATCATTCTTGGCACTTCTAATTATGCAATTGAGACAAGTAATATTTTGTCAGACAGAATAGCTACTTTAGATAATAATGCAAGCAACTATGTATTATCCACGAGTAATATTATTTCAAAGCGAATAACTGACTTAACTACTGATATGATTAATGAGAATTTAGATAGCTCTAAGAAATTTATAATAGATCATAGGTATAACAATAATCTTTTAGTTAATGGAGATTTAACTATTAATTCTAATTTAATAGTTCTCGGCGACAGCACAACTTTGGAAACTATTGTATATACTACTGAACGACTTGAAGTAATAAATGCAAATAATACAGCTATCACATTGATGATACAGCAGAAAGATGCCCTTATGGATATTTTTGTAGCTTCAAATCTAACCACAAATGTCTTTAATATTGCTAATAATGGCGATGTTAATATTTCTGGTATTTATAGAAAAGATAATAGAGATGTATTCTATGATACAAGTAATTATGTATTAACAGCGAGTAATAATTTGATTCTTAAAGCAGACGCGAATGATAGCAATAGCAGCAATTATGTAGCAATTACAAGCAACATTTTATATAATAATTTAGCTTTTTTAGATAGTAAATTTAAATTATTAACATTAAAGGTAAATCTAAATGATTCCATAAGTAGCAATTATGTATTAGCAACGAGCAATGTATTAGCTGCCAAGGCGACCCTCAATGATGAAAATTCAAGTAATTACATATTAACAGCAAGCAATAACCTTATCAACAAAGTTAGAGAGAATGATGAGAATGCCAGCAACTACATATTAACAGCAAGCAATAACATGATAAACAAGGTTAAAGAGAATGATGAAAATTCAAGCAACTACATATTAACAGCAAGCAATAACTTGATAAACAAGGTTAAAGAGAATGATGAAAATTCAAGCAACTATATATTAACAGCAAGCAATAACTTGATAAACAAGGTTAAAGAGAATGATGAAAATTCAAGCAACTACATATTAACAGCAAGCAATAACTTGATAAACAAGGTTAAAGAGAATGATGAAAATTCAAGCAACTACATATTAACAGCAAGCAATAACTTGATAAACAAGGTTAAAGAGAATGATGAAAATTCAAGCA